CAAATAAAAAGTGCCTCCAAAGGCACAGAAAAAACACACCTACCTTGAGTATAGCACATTTTTGTGCTGTACTCAAGAAAAAATTCAGGAGGGGAGAAAAATGGTAATAACAAAAATTGATATAAGAGGAATTGAAAAGATGAATGTATATGTAGACAATGCGATAGATACCTATTTTATCACATTAGATACAGGAAAAGGAGTAATATATTTTGAAACACAAAATTTAGAAGATTTTAAAAAATTGGCAAGAAAAATAAATGCAGCAGTACAATTCTACTGTGAATTAGCACAAAGAGAGGAGGCAAAAGCAATATGATACGCATTAGTCAGGCTGGAGCATGTCCCCGCAGGGTTGAACTGGAGGCATGGGGAGTAGAAGGAGAACCTCTCTGGGAAGGGTCAGAAAGGGCATTTGCGGAAGGGAATTTACACGAAACGGATATTTTACGGTGGGCAATAGGCAATCTTCCGGGTGCGCCTTACTCACTCTTCGGACAACAACAGGAAGTATACATTTGGAAAGACAATAAAGAAATATTAAGAGGACATATAGACGGTTTAGCAATTCCTGTCGCCAAGAGGATAGAAAATGGCGAAGTAACATTAGATAGAGAAACGGATGATGAAATTATACTTTTAGAAGCCAAAACATTAGCAAATCGTGGCTTTCAAGAATTAAGAGAAAAAGGAGTGAAAGAAGCACATCCGCAGTATTATACGCAGGTACAGTTGTATTTACACGCTCTAGGATTGGACAAAGCATACTTAGTAGCAAGGAATAAAGAAACGCCTAAGACAAGGTTATGGGACCATTATTACGAACTGATAGAATACGATAAAGATTTTGCAGAAGCAGAAATAGAAAGGCTTGCAGAACTGAACAAAAAGATAGAAAACCACATAGAAATAGACCCACCGTTTTCTCCAGAAGAAAATTGGCAATGTCGCAGACCATGGTGTCCATATGCGAAGTTATGTCATCCCGAATATTATCAACAAAAGAAAAAAGAAGAGGTTTTGACAAAGGATGAACTTGCTGACATAATAGCTGAATATAACGAACTATCAGAAGAAATCAAACAACTGGAAGAAAGGAAAAAAGAATTAAAGGAACAATTACTCGCAGCAGCTCAAGAAAAACCAGTCCAAGCCGGTAATTGGGTTGTAAGGATAGAAGAACGCCGGCAGGAAAGGTTTGACACAAAACTTGCACGCAAAGAACTGCCTCAAGAACTTTTACAAAAATTATTGAAAATCAGCACTTATCAAGTGTTAAAAATAGAGGAGGTATAAGGATGGAAAACAAAATGCCTGTTTTAAGAGAAACTTCAATCATTGAGGAAGTGGACCTAAATCATGTAAAAAATACAATGCAAAAGATTTCTCAATTTCAATCGATTGTACAAAGCACGCTGAAAGAAAAAAAAGACTATGGTATCATTCCCGGTACAGACAAACCAACATTACTCAAGCCCGGAGCTGAAAAAATTTTAATGATGATGGGCTTGAGAAGTGAATTTGAAATTGTCGACAGCACAAGAGATTGGGAGAAGGGATTTTTCCAGTACCAAGTGAAGTGCAAGCTGCACAAAGGCGACATGCTTATCACAGAAGGCTTTGGAGCTTGCAATACAAAAGAGAAAAAATATGCGAAGTCCGACCCTTATACACTTGACAATACAGTGCTAAAAATGGCAAAAAAGAGAGCTTTAATAGATGCTACACTCCTTGTAGCAAGTCTTTCGGATATATTCACACAAGACGTAGAGGATTTAGAAGACATAGAAGGAACACCAGTACAGGATAAGATAAGTAAAAATCAATTAAATCTTATACAAAAGCTAATTAAGGAAAAAGAAGTATCTGAAGAAGACTATAAAAAGGCTTTACAGAAATATTACAACACAACAAATGAGGGAGAATTGACTAAAGAACAAGCTTCAGACTTAATTAGAAGACTGATGAATATGGATAAGAAACAAAAGAAAAACAATGTGCAAAAAAATGATGAAGACAAAGAAACAAAGCAAGAGCCAATAGAGGTCAATTTTGAGGAAATAGAAGACATACCATTGCCATGGGAAAACGGAGCAGAGGGCTAATGCCCTCTCTCTAAAAAAATTTTTGACGGAAAAATGTGCATACTACCCCAGTTTAGTTTATGTATTTTCAGATTATTTATACAGGGTGGGATTCGGATGGCAAGACCACAAAAGCAAGGATTAGATTATTTCCCATTAGATGTAGATATGGACCAAGACGATAAGATACAGCTAATAGAAGCAGAACATGGGCTTGTTGGATTTGCAATAGTTATAAAACTTCTTATGAAAATCTATAAAGAAGGCTACTTCTATCATTGGACTGAAAAAGAACAATTAATCTTTTCAAAGAGAGTTAATGCTGACATTAACCAAGTTAATGCTGTCATTAATTCCTGCATTAAATGGGGTTTATTCGACAAAAACCTCTTTGAAAAGCACAATATCCTAACATCTAAAGGCATTCAGCGACGTTATTTAGAAGCAATATCACGCAGAAAAAAAGTCACAATTATAAAAGAATTTTACTTACTTCAAAATGAATATTCAAATGTAGTTTTTGTAGACATTAATGGTGTTAATGTAGACAAAAACTACAATCCAGATGATATAAATGACAGCAAAAATCCCCAAAGTAAAGTAAAGAAAAGTAAAGTAAAGTATCATCATAATAATACTGATGATGATTTACAAGTTGATGATGATATCGTCAAAGCAGTTGAATGTTATGAGGATTATGGATATGGAACTATAAACAAAGCAGTTTCTGACTTCTTGATAGATATGGTTAATGAATATGGTATTGAATGGGTAAAAGAAGCTTTATACGAGGGAGCGATACAGAACAAAAGGACATTAAAATATGTGGCTGCGATTTTACAACGCTGGAAGGCTAATGGTGGTATTAGTCATGATTTTAAAAAGGAAAAAGAACAACAACCGCAACAAATCAAAACCCTTACTGAGCAACTAAAAGAAAAATATGGTGACTTACTGGCAGGTGGGAGCGCATGAAGATACACGATATCGAATTAGAAAAAAACGTATTGGCATTGTTGTTACTTGATGATGACATAGAGGACAAAGTTTTAAAGTTAACGGAAGATGATTTTTATACTACAGAAAATAAACAGGTATTTACAGCGATAAAAACACTGCTTGAACAAGAAAAAAGCGTTGATATTGTTAGTGTTTCAACATTTATGAAAGATAAAAATCAAAATGCTAACTATATCAAAAAAATATTAGAGGATGCTGAAACTGTAGACTTTGACGAAGCAGTAGCGGTTTTAAAAGAAAAAACAAAAATACGTCAGCTTATAAATGCAGGTCAAGAATTGATAAAGCTGGCAAAAGAGGACATGGAGCTTGAGAAAAAACTGAACATAGCACAAGAGATATTTAATGCATTTGAAAATAGAAATTACGCAAATATAAAAAGCATGAAAGAAATAGTTATGGATACGCTAAAAATCCTTGAGGAAAGATACAAGAATAAAGGACAAACTGTTGGGTTAGATACAGGCTTTGTGGACTTAAACAATGCAACAGGTGGATTAAGAAACGGAGAATTAATCACAATAGCAGGCAGGCCGGCGATGGGCAAAAGTGCTTTTGCACTGGATATAGCTATGAATGTAGCAAGTAAGGGGAATACGGTATTGTACTTCAGCTTAGAAATGAGCAAAGAACAGTTAGGGGAAAGAGCATTTATCCAATGGGGGACAAAACCATACATTGATGGCTATCAGCTAAGAACAGGACTAATAAGCGATGAAACATGGAAGAAGATAGGCATACAAGTAGCACAACTGGCGAAATTGCCACTCTATATATGCGACGATACAGATTTGAACATTTATCAATTGCGGTCTATATGCAGGGATTTTAAAAAGACGCACGATTTGAAGCTCGTAATAGTTGATTACCTACAGCTTATGGAAGGTGGTAATGACAGTAGTTATGAAAACAGGCAGAACGAAATAGCAAAAATATCTCGTAACTTAAAGAAGTTAGCACGGGAATTGAATATTCCAGTCATAGCTTTAAGCCAATTAAACAGAGAAGTAGAAAAGAGGCAGAACAAAAGGCCAATGTTGAGCGACTTGAGGGAAAGCGGGAGCATTGAACAGGATAGTGATATGGTGTGGTTGTTGTACAGAGACGAGTATTACCATCCAGACACAAAAGAAGCTGGCGTAGCAGAGGTGATAATTGCAAAACAAAGGTCAGGACCTACTGGCACAATTAAATTGGCATTCTTGAAAGATTATATTACTTTCAGAAATCTTGCAAAGAGAGAGTAAGGAGAGAGTAAGGCATGTTCGATGAAAAAAAGTTTGAGAAAATTGCACAGAGGACAGAACAATTGATAGACCAGTACGGGGATGATAAAGAGGCGCAAGAGATAGTAAGAGATAATCTGTTGCTGTTGGTAGATATGATTTTTGACGAAATTGAAAAACAATACAAAAAAACAAAAGACAAAAGATATTTAGAAATTGCGGATAAACTTTACAAAAAAGCAAGAAAGGAGAATGCGTATGATTTACTTTGATGAGCTAGAAGCACGAAAAGAAGAAAACAGACAATTAAGACAGCTTGTACATAAACTTGCGGAGGAGAATGAGAAACTTGTAGAAGAAAACAAACGGTTAAAAAGAATTATAAGAATTTTCGCAGGGGAGGAGGAGACATAAAACGAAATGAATAAGAGGGAGTTATTGGAAAAATTTTTGGAAGCACAAACGGAAGACTGTCCTTACTGGTGTAATATGTGCGAATATGTTGAAATATGCGACACAATCGAAAGAATGTACGAAAGGTTAAAAAGTCAGAAAGAATGGGAAGAATGGGAGGAGGAGTAAATACGATGTTTCCTATACCAGTGCCAATATTTATACCACGTCCTATTAACTCTACACAATCAACAACGCTTGAAAATGCACCCGAAGTAATCAAAATTGCTCTTGTTATACTTCTCGTAATTTCAATAGCTACTTCAATAATGGCGTTTTGTATGGTTGTAATGGATTTTGTAGAAGAGATTAGACAAAGAAAGAAAGGGGAATGAGTAAAATGGGTAACAAGAAAACTAAGAAAGGCAATCCTGATAAAGTACATCCTTATTTAGCTAGAAAAGCATTGGAAATGGCTGGTGGGGACAGAAACGCAGCGTATAGCTACTGCATAGAGTTAAGTTGGAAGCTGTGGGGGAGGTTAGCTCCTGGCTTTGACAATGCGGATTTGCAAGCATTTTATGAGAAGGAGGGGATGTAAAATGAGAGAGATAAAGTTTAAAGCAAAAAAGAAAGACAATAGTTGGAGGAGGGAAAGTGAATGAGAGAAGATTATTTCTTTGATACTGAGGCGGATTTAGAAGCGCAAGAACAACTCAATGACAACATCAGAGCAGAAATGGAATTGCATGGCTATGCAGCAGAAGCGAGATGTCCTGTGCATGAATTAGAAATATTAGACGGGCTTTTTGACAAAATTCATAACGAGATAAATGAGGCAAGAGAGCAAGAAATTAATTCAAGCTCAATAAATGGGACTTATTACTGGAAGGGTTATCGTGAAGGATTGGAAAGAGTGGTGACGATTTTGTACAAGACGCTCAATCAAAATTTTTTAGCAGCAAAGAATGAGTGATACTAATAAATGTCCTTCAGACGGTCATATTTGGTTCAGAATCGTTTTTTTAGGTGTTAGGCAATAGTTTATACGTCTAAAACAAAATCAAGGCAGATGGAGGTGTTTTAAATGAAATTGTTGTATGAGAAATACTGTAAAAAATGTCATCAAAAATTTATTACTTCAAGCCCATACAAAAAACTGTGTCTTTTCTGTGCAATAGAGAACGAACAGAAATCGATAAAAAAGTCTTATCAGAAGAGGAAATTGAAGAAGGTGAAGACAGAATGAGAATAGTTCTTACAATTCCAGGCAAACCTTTCGGCAAACAAAGACCACGTGTGACAAAGGCAGGTATTGCATATACACCACAGGAAACAGTCAATTATGAAAATTTTATAAAGTTGTTATACATACAACAATACAAAGATTTAAAGCTAGAGGGAGCACTTAGAATGATTATCAGGGCTTTCTATAAAATCCCCAAGAATGCCAGCAAAAAAGATAAAAAATTGATGGAACAAAATATCATAAGACCAACTAAAAAGCCGGACATGGATAATATTGCAAAAATTATTGCAGATGCGCTGAATGGACTTGCTTACGAGGATGACAAACAAATCGTGGAAATGTACATCAGTAAGATTTATGCGGAAGATGAATTTGTGGAAGTTGTCGTGGAGGAGGTGAGAGGAGGTGAAGCTAGGTGAATTGCTTCTCAAGGCAACAGGTAGTACACCACAAACAGGAAACACGAAAGGAGTTTGTGTGGTTTGTGGTGCTGAGGTAAATAATGGTATACCACTTAAGGAATGCGTATCTGATAATTTCACAGGCTGGAGTTATTTCTTCTCAGGAAATTGTATGTGCCCAGAGTGCGCATACCTTTTTAGCGACCAAACATTCCGCAGGAAGTCATGGGTAGCATCATTACAGGGTTTCAAGGTGTTTAAAAACGACGAGGCGCAGCAAATCTTGTTTAATCCACCTGACCCGCCGTTCTTTATCCACATCGCCAAAACTGGTCAAAAACAAACATGGCTTTCATGCATCCACAGAGTCGCACACAATCCGCACAAATACTTCTTTTCACACGAGAAATATGACGTACCAATATTGTTCGAGCATGATAGGGCAGCGACGTACATCCAAATCATTGCAGAGGCAATGGCAAAAGGCTTGACCAAAACGGAACTTACGACGGGCGAGTTCAAAATGAAAACATGGCAAAAGGCGATTGAAGGCGGTTACCGTGATTTCCTGCGAGAACTGGCCAAGTTTAAGGGTGATATCTTATGGGAGGTGTTGGTGGATGTTTACAGAAAAGCAGATTGAAGACAAAACGGTTGAGCTGTTGGCAGTGGTGTACAACAGCATAAACTGGAGCAAGATGCGCACCAGTAAAAATCCGCACGATATCTTCAACCACCGTGTTAGGGCGGCCAGCAGGCGAGCAACGTTGTTTGAGGCGGTAAGCAAGCTGGCGAACTATTTTGGACTACAATCATTACCGACAGAAGCAATACGGCTTACTCAGGAACTTCGGCCTTACGAAAGGATAGTACTAAACAAAATGTACATGGAGCATATACCGATATCTATGATGGCAATTATGCGGGCCAAGGAGAGACGCAAGAATAAAAACCAAATAACAATTTTTGATAATTTAGTGGAGGAGGAATTGAAAGATGAATAAGCGATTTTATGAAGTCGAGGGTACCATTACAGCTTTAACACCGATTTTTCATGGAGGTGACGAAAAGACAGGGTCAACGCCGGTACTGCGCACAATCATGGTTTATGTGGACGGTATTGGCGAGGTACCTATACCGTATATCTCCGGGAACGGTATTCGTGGTAAGCTCCGCAGGCTAAGCATAAAAGATTTTCTTGATATGCTAGGGTACGAAATCACTAACACAAAACTACACCATGCGCTGTTTTCAGGAGGTGTACTGGAAAGCACAAGCGACACCACAGGCGTAATCGACCTGGCATTCCGAAAGAAAGTGCGAGAACTTATGCCACCCGTGGCCATATTCGGTTGTGCACTGGGCAATCAGATGATACAGGGTAATTTGATTGTAGAACATATGTGGCCAATATGTGATGAGTACAAACCGTATTTGCCAGAGGAGTACCAAAAGGACCCACGTGCAGAGCGACCCATCCGCACATTTACCGACCAAAGCTTTATAACAAGGCGGGATGATTTGCGTGAGGAGCGCCAAGAAGACGAGCAGGCGGTGCAAATGAAGGTAGATTATGAATGCTTTGTACCCGGCACGAAGTTTTTCCACCGCTTTGTGCTGCAACTACCAGACCAACTTCAGCTTAGCGCCTTTGGCCGAGTATTAGACCTGTTTGAAGCTATGCCATATGTGGGAGGCAGGAGCTCCAGCGGTGATGGCAAGGTCATGTTGAACTACAAGAACAAGCCAGA